TTACCTTCAAAAAGTAAAGCCTCTGCTTCCCTTCTTCTTACCAATCCTTGCAAAACTTTACCACCAGCTTTGTTCCATCGTTTTATTTGATCAGGCACTTCGTCATATTTACCTTCATTTAAAACTTTTAGTAAAGTTGAAGACTGTAAATTAGTGGGTCCTAAATTAAAAACCCAAGAACAAAGAGCGTCAAATTGATTTTGATCCAAAGGTACATTAATCATTTTGTTTATATACCCCTCATATTCAGGCATCTCTTCTTGTAGTAAATGCTCTGCTTCGTCTTGATTTATTTGATCGCCCTCTTTGACACCCTTAATTGTACCGTATCCAATTGTCCAAATACCTACTGAGTCTTGGTATGCCTTTAGACCACATCCCTCAAAGTGTTTTATTAAAGATATGCCTTCTTCAGATATTTTCATTTTATTCTCCCCAAGTCCCGTCTTTTTTGACGTGTCCAGTTTTTGTCCCACCCCAGTATTCAACGGCGTGTCCTTCTTTAATAAGCTTTTGACAAACATCTTCACCATCTGCCGTATAAGGTACGCCCAAAATTCTGCCATATTTACCTTTACCTAAAGATTTAATCCTAAATGTGCCTTCGCATAATTCTTTCAGTCTTTCTTTAGCTTTTAAACCTAAAGCCTTTTCTTCTAAATTTCTTGTTCTAGATTCTGGTGTGTCAATACCAGCGAGCCTAACTCTTTGTTTATGCAGTTTTACATCAAAACCAAGGTCTAAGATACAATCAAATGTGTCACCATCTACTATACGATCAAGTGTAGCTCTATAAACAAATTCATCTGGGGTCTTACTCATCTTCAGTTTCCTGTGGTTTATCTAACTCTCTATAATATTTAATAATAGCCAGTATATCTTTTGTGTACCTAGTTATTTCTGCCATGTCCATTGATAGATTCTCATACTCCCTAGCTGATAAGGAGTAGAAAGCTCTTGGTGGTGCGTTCCCTGCTGACAAACTATCTAAATACTCTTGCATAGTAGTGGGCGTTAAAACCTCCCAATCTACATTAGTAAGACTCATAGGGTAAGGCAAAGGCGGATGATATATAGGTGATCTTTCGGCTATAGTTTTGACTTGTACAGGTTTGACGGCCTGTTGAAAAGTAGAACAACTAGCCAATAAAATTATAAAACTAATTAGTGCTAGATTTCTCATTCGATTTTTCTGGGTTACTCAATCTCTCTAATTCAGCCATAACTCTTGCTGAACCTCTATTTATTCTTCTTTGCATGTCTTCTGGATTGGCTAAAGCAGACTCATCTAAATCTAAGTTTGCAAAAGTTTTTCGTAATTTGTTTACATTTTCCATAGCTTTTTTATTCTCTGCGGCTAGTGTATTCATTTGTTGTTGTTGTTGCTTTGCTTGTTCTAAATGTTTTTCTATTGCATCGTTTTGCTTTTGTATTTCTGTTTCTAAGATTAATTGATTGCCTTTGAGGGTGCTTATCTGATCTGCTTGATAATCTATGTACCAAGCTGATCCGACAATTGATACTACTAACAGTCCGCCTAATATTATTGATAGTTTTAATCCCATGTATATATATTTAAAGGTTTACTTATACCCTTTACCTCTATTGGTTTTAATGATTTTAGCTCAAAACCACAATTTTTTGCAGTTTCCTCTGCAATTATTAAATCAACCCCTACTGTTTTACAACTTGATTCACACCTAGCAGCTATATTTACAGCAGAACCAATAGCTGTGTAATCAAATCTAGTGGACGACCCACAGTTACCTATCACGGCTTCACCAGTGTTTATTCCTACTCCTATTTCAACTCCAACATCAGAAGATTTAAAGTTATCTTGTATTTCTTTAGCACACATAACGGCTGCTCGTTCATGATTATCTAAGTCTATAGGTGCATTAAATATAGCAAACATAGCATCACCTATATACTTGTCTATCATGCCTCCGTGTTTTTTAACTGCATCAGATTGTATAGTCAAAGCCATATTCATAATTGCAGTTACATTTTCAGGTTCCATAGTTTCACTCATCGCTGTAAATCCTCGCACGTCTGTAAATAAAAAGGTACATCTTTTTTTCTCACCACCTAACTTCAACAGTCTAGGATTTTGTTGCAAAGCTTTGACTTGTCGTGGATCTAAGTAATGTTCGAACTGTTTCTTAATTTGCTGTCTTAACTTGTACTGCTCTCTGAAACGTATATAGAAAGCTACTGTGGCTGTAATAAATTGTGACACCAAAGCCCAAGTTACATCTATCAAGATACCATTTTGTATGGTGGATACTCCGTAAAAGGCTGTGGATGCAAACACTACAGCAAAAAATGATACTCCCCATGTAATACCAAAAACATTCAATACAAGCCAAACGAAAACTAACGAAAACAAAAATATTAGTAATTCTAGAGCCAATGCGTAATCAGGTATGTACGGACTATCTTGTATAAGTATAGATTCAGCAAGCGCTGCTTGTATTTTATGTGGTTCTAACAGACCTACTGGTGTAGCAAGCTGAGGCATAATACCTTTTGCAGTAAACCCAACGAATACAAATTTATTTTCTACATCCATCTCTGCTAAAGATGTTTCACGTGGAACGACCCAAGAAATCCATTTACGACCAAGACTATCTGTTTTTACTGGAGGCAATCCTTTCACTCTCACCTCTTCAACACCGTTATCATTCGTTTTTATAACGTAGGTATCTGCTCCAGCTAAAACTTTAAGAACTTCCGTACCGTATGAAGATACCCAGCCATCAGAAGTACGCATAAGTAAAGGTAGTCTACGTATTAAGTTATCGGCATCTGTACGGGCAACTGCTATACCTTGACTGGCGTTATATTTTAAAACGTCTATATTTTGTATTACACCTGTTGCCATCATGCCACCAGTATCTTCTGGTCCCAAGATCACAGTACCAGATGTAGGCGGATACTCACCTTCACCTTCAAACATAGCTAGAACACTTGGAGAAAACTGCAAGGCTTCCGTAAACTCAAAGTCACCACCAAACCTATCAGGTTGCGGAAAAGCCATAACCCACCCAACCCCCATAGCCCCTTGTCTCAACAAATTGATGTGTATTTGAGCTAATGTTTGTCTTGATAAAGGATAACCACCTTCATTAGCTATATCTTCCTCTGTTATATTTAAAACTACAAAATTGCCTGATTCTTCTTTCTCTTGTATAAAACTATCAAAGGTTTTTAATTTTAATATTTCGTAAGCTACTGGTTGAAAATAATAAACAGACCCTAATGCTGTAAATAAAATTAAAAATATAATAGTTTTTTTCATCCAGACCCTTGCTTAATAGTTATAGTAGTTGAAGAACCGCCATTTACTTTAACTGTATTTGATACTCCGTCTTGTACTAAAATAATAGTATAGCTTTGAGAACCGTCTAATGACAGTCTTGCACTTTGGCTTACGGATCTAATCATACTTATGTTTTGGCCTGATACTATAGTGGTGATCTGTGTGTCTTTGTCTTGACCTATATCTGTACCAGTAATACGTATGCCTACACCGCCCTGTTTTAGCTGATCCTCCTCCTTAGATATTGCTAAAGCATCTATAACATTAAGTAAATCCTCAAGAAAATTTACGTCTAAATAATTTATATCTAATTCAGTAAATTGAAAATCAGTCTCAGTATCAAGAAAATCTTCATTTAAAAAATCAATATCTAGATCATCAAAATCTAAATAATCCACTGTCGTTCTTGATTGTGTTGCTTCTGTTTGTCTTTCTGTTTCCTCTGGTGGATTGACAATTAACATATTATCAATCAAATCCAGAGATATATCTAAAGTTACAGGCTTAGTAGGATTGTTTTCATACACAGATACTGTTGTTGCCTGGTATGGTTTGTTAAGAGTAACACTACCAGATGCTGTCGATACCAATATCTCGCCACTAGATATACCGTTTTCATCTGGTAATAAAATTACAAGACTTCTACCTAATTCATCTACCGTGCATGTAAAATCTGTACCTCTTATAGCTATATCAGCTGTCGGTGTCTTGATAAAAATTTGGCTCTTATTATTAAATTTGCCTGTAATAAATCTTGCTGTACCACTAGCAAACTTCAAAGCCATTTTTGATTTTGACGGGTCAGGATCATAAATATATTCATCTATGACCAGTTTTGAATGTTCAGTTAATTTAACTGTAGAATCATCTTCAAATGTTATGGCTACTCTGCCCGCTTCTGTACGGACATCATCCATTTGTTGTATATCAAACTGTAATTCAGCTCCGTAAGCCTTATCTCTTAGAACTTGTGCATTACCTCTAACTTCTGAGATAGAGCCTATTTCAACAGACGAATGAAGTAGTTGAGTCTGACTGAGTAACGCAAACAGTACCGTTAGAGCCAACAGATGTAATTTTAAGCCAATCATTATCTGTAGTAGACTCCTGATCTATGTTAAATGTTCTTGTGCTGCCTGTATGATCTAAGTAAAAGTAACCACCAGCGTATCCATCGCCATCATAGGTTATTGTATTATCACTACCATCTATATCCATGTAGTTTGTAGCACCATCGACATCGATACTAGATGTAATACTATTACCTGAACCTTGGACTATCCAATCCAAATCAAGGTTTGCAGCTAATGCTGTCATTGCATGGTTTAATGTGGCTGTGTTTGTATTGCCTGTAAACTGAACATTTACGTTAGAACCGTCAGCCCCAGTAGCATTAGTCTCATCAGTAGACATATTAAATGTATTGGTATCACCTATGAATGAAAAATAACCTGTATAGTTATCTGCCCATATATCACCAAGAAATTTATTAGTATTACCTTTTTGTAAAATATCTAAAGTCATACTTGTACCATCTAAATCTAGCGGTGTCATATTAGAAGCACCAGCTGTTGCATCAGCACCACCTATGATGTTGCCGCTACCACCAACTTGCTCTATATCTAAATTAGACGTTGCACCTGACTGGTCAATATATATTTCATTATCGGCACTAATTAAATGCAAAGATAAAATTAACAAACCAAACCCAATTAAAATAGCCTTGAAAAGTTCAAGAACTTGTTTTCCAGTATCCTTGTTCATATCCTTCCTCTATTGTTTGTAAAACAGCTGTCTCGATAGCCATCTGTAAAGCAATATTTATAGACTCATTCTCTACTATACCGCTTTCTATTTCAACTAATTCGGTGTTATTCGCATAAAATCTGAACACATCAGAAGATACAGAGGCACTCAAAATACTTTTCGTAACCAATACCTCTATCAATATTTTACCAGTCAACACAGATACTGTCCTCAAAGATATAGTTACAGAGTCTTGTCTATATTCTTTTGAACCACCTATCCCAAGATAACGTGCGCCTGCACCACCTGATTTTATATTGGTTTCGTAACCTACAACCCCACCCTCCATAAGTAATCCAGCAAAAAGCAAAGGTTTTAGTTTTTGTTTTTCATCAAAACTTTCTCTAGCAGAACGAATTATTTGTCTTTCTTTAGTAAGATGATCTAGTCCTGTACGCTCTACAACATCAAATACACCTGAATGTTTCAAAGCTCTAATTAAATAAGCATCAGGTGATTGTGTGATAGCCGTACTAAAGCTTGCATATTGACTGTTACTTCTTCGTTGTCCCGTGTCATCTTTAAAAGAACTTGGATATACAGCTACTACGGGTTTTCGTATAGGTAGGGTTACTTCTGCTAATTCTGTTAGTAAAGACCCTATTTCAGCTGACTCAACCGTCCTTGCTGGTGGTATACCATTGTCTAATGGGTCAACAATTAATGCACAACTAGAAAGTGAAAGAACCAAGAGGTACAGTGATTTCTGTTGTATTGCCTTCTTCATCTGTAATTATTAATGTTACTTTGTCGTCTTCTACTCTATATTCTATTGTGTTGCCTTCTAATTCAAGAACACCAAAATCAGAAGCAGTTTCACCAAATAAACTGTCAACCAGTTGTCTGCTTAGTTGTGCGTATATTCTACTCTCTAGATTACGTATAAACCTAGCGAGCGTAGTGTTTTCTGCTTCTCTTTCCAAGTCTTCTACATAAGCTTGTATCTCTTCGCGTATGGCTTCTTTCCTATTAAACTCTTGGTTTTCTATAGTCAGATAATGACTAGATGTACCAACACCAGAGAAGCTTGGGTTTTTAAACTTATGAGTCATTTCATCAGCTTTAAGGCCTACTGATAAGAGCAAAGTACCAAAAAGAGCTAATGAAAGAATTAAGAGTAATATTTTTTTTTGTTCATCATCCATTACGTCTATCCTGTTGTTGTTTAATCAACTCTTCTAATTCCTTCTTGCTTTTTATTTTTTGGTTCTGCTGTTTCATTTTTCCCCTCGTTCTCTCTTATTTCCAAAACAGTATTTACCTTTTGTTGCAACCTTATCATATCTTGGTCTAGTAATCGTAATTGATCAGTCAAACGGATTATAGTAGTTTTCATTTCTTGAACAGACGGATCTATTTTATTGGTTATCGTTTGCCAGACAAAGTAAACAAAATAACCTAGTCCAACTACCATGACAACAGGGAACCCAAAGTCTGCTATCAGTTGTGCTATGTCCATCAATCTCTTCTTGCGTCTATCTTTCCGTCCTCTACAAAGTTTTCCGCTCTAGCTATTCTATCTAAGTCTGGCGCTAGATTTAGTGCACTAGAGACACTTACATCTATACGAATCATATCGTTGTTCATTATAGAAGCTCTAGTTATTAACATTTTAGATATGCCTTGTACGGTGTTGATTTCATCTACAAGACCATCCATCATTTGTTTCATAACAATAAATATGAAAAAACCCATAATTAGACCACTGGCTATGGGTAAGCCTACCTCTGCTATGAGGTCAAAAACCTCCATTACTTGGGTTTAAAATCACTTTTAGATTTGTGACTATTGGTGTACAAACCAAACCAAGCTGCTCCAGCTCCTACAACTATTGATATTAAGCCTGACTGTTCAAATGTAGGGTCTGGTAAATCCATAAACCAAAATGTGGTGTAGTAGAGAAGATACATATAAACGCCCAAAAATGCTCTAGGTATAAGTCTCCAGCTATCTAATGCTTCTGCAACAAAAATAAATTTTTGAAATGGGTTGCGATTGTATTCATCCTCTAGCTCTCTAATTCTATCTTTTAGCTCGGACTTCTCTTGTAGTAAAGCCATGAATTTATTGAGGTCTATTTCTACCTCATTCCTATCCATGTCACCACCAAATCTGCTTGAGGGCTCTCTATCACTCATTATATAAATTTACTTAGTACAATAGCTCCAACTATGAAAGGATAAACACCCCACAACATGTTCTCAAGTTTTTTAAATTTTTCTGAACCTTCATCCAGTCTTTTTTCAATATTTTGATAACGTATTGCACACTCTCTTTCATGTGACTCTATTTTATTGAGTGCATCCCTAGCTGCTGCCATTATTTTTTTGCTTTTTTTACTCTTATTTCTTCGTAGGCTTCGTTGACATCGGGTGTTGATTCATCATCGCCTACAAATCTTCCATCTTCATCTCTGGCTCTTACAGTTTTTCTTTCAGTTCCTGTGAGAGCGTCAATCATTTTTTTCCAAAAACTCATGTTATTTCTCCTTGGCTTTGCCTACGTTTATAGCACACCAATCTATCAGCTTATAGATTTTACCTATAATCTCATCGTCTTTTGGTGTGGGTGTTAAAGCACATATTAGAGAAGCACCTGATATTACCCAAGGTGCTAGTTGTATTATTGTTAAAATTGTATCTAACATATCATTCTCCTATATTAACTCTCTAGTGCTGCGACTCTAGCAGTCAGTGCGTCAATTTTATCGTCTGCCTCTTGTAAAGCCTTTACTAGAATTGGTACAAACTTTTCGTATTGCAAAGCGTATTGT